AAGTGTAATAATCTGTACTGTGCGGGTTGCCTTTTTTTCTTACATCTCCTATTGCCTTTCCAAAATATTTAGTTTCTAATGGTGGCTCACCTGAAATTTTCATACTACCAAAGTTATCTTCAGCAAGCTGTATTTCAGGGTATTGATTTTTTATAGGTTGACTCCCCATTACTTTTTTGGTGTATACCCCTTACTATCAAATCTACTTGACATGCTTCTAGGTGCAACTGGTGCATAATTACCTACTCCAGCAGCTTTTTGGTAGCCAGCTTGATTGTCCATTAAAGATTTAGTTTGCATCATTTTCTGATAATTTAATCTACCTTCTTTATCACCTTCTCCAAGTTGATCAGGGTTACCATCAATTAATTTTCCACGTTCACGATTCATTTGATCTAAATTATTTGCGGCATTTCTATCAAAGCCACTTGTTGTATGTATTCGATTAAAGCCGCCATTATCTGCATTACCGCCACCGCCACCACCACCGTAGCGAGACCTGTTTAGGTTAGCCATAGCAGATTGACCAAATAATGCATCATACTGTGCTACCGCATCGGGTTGAGCAGCTTTTGTATCTGCCAACGCTTGATCATAAATAGGCATTGAACTGTATCCTGAAAAACCGTTAAAGTCTGTTGGAGTTGGCATACCTGTTTGAGCAGTTAAACCATGATTAGCACCTAACAATCCAAATGCTTCAGCAGCACCTATGTTGTTATTCATTGCGGCATTCTGAGTTGCATTAAAAGCAGCAACTTCTGGGCCTCGGTATGGCATGTATTCAATACGTTGCACATCTTCGGCTCGTTGTAAGTTTCTTATAGCTGGTTGTTTGATCCAATCAGGTACTTCTGTTTTAGTAGTTTCACTACCACCTTTTCCGCCACCACCACTCATGTTAAAACTCCTTTGCTAATGTAGTAAATTGCTGTTTCCATCCTTTACGACCAGCTATTGACATTCCGTCACAACCTTGAGCTTTACCCCACTCAACAGCATCATCGTGCATGTCTGTAATTTGTTTAATTCCGTGTCCTTGATCTCCTCCAGCTAGGAAGACATGAAGAACTTTCTTGTTAGGATACACTATAATCTCAGTAACCGCACAACCGTTAGCTCCCATCCATAGTTGCATGTGACCACTTATCACACCATCTACAATATCTTTAAAGTCATGAGTATCACCGCCTTTGTTAAGCGCTGACTGTATCCAGTCTTTACCTCGTAGTAATTCTTCTTGTATACTCATGGATCGTATTTTAACTTAACCCAAGCTCCATTCTTAGATACTACAACAGCATCTTGTGCCGCATCCCACATCAAAATACCATCTTCTGTTGCTTTTGCTTCTGAGTCTCTGAACTGCAATTTGTTTCTTGTTGCTGTCATAAACTTATTAATTCGTTCTGCCCAAGGTTTCCAATTATCTCCTAAAGGTGGTGGTGGTGTAGCAATACTCATCGTTTACCTCCGGGAATTGCTTCTACCCTCATTACACCTGAACGCCAGTTAGTATTACCAGCACCCTGAATTTTCATTCTCATTTGTCTACCTGAGAACCTGACATCTGTTGGATTTGTTAATGTAACTGCGCCATGATTGGTTTCTGTAGCGTTTGGATGTGAACGAGTCTTAAATGTAACTTTTACTTCACCTTGTACTTTTTCATCAGGTATTAAAGATATAACTTTCATAATGTTATCACCATTACCAAGACTTATCGGCCCGGACTCTGCAAATGGTTTGACTGATCCGTGTGTGTAGCCTGTCTCATGGTTGTATAAATTACCACTAGCATCAGCAAAAATTGGATTTCTAAAGACTCCTTGATCTACAGCAGCAGTCCTATCTAATGAGCCTGTAGCCCAATGAGCTTCTTTATAGTCTAGAGTAACGTATCTATTGTTTTCATTAGAACTAGCTGATGGATAAAACCACCATATCTCGCCAAATTGTGAATTGTGTACTGCATATACTTTACTTACTTGTGCTGGATTCATATCATCAAATACATAATCAGCTACTTCACAACCCATTTCAGAAGCTGTTGATCCATCAAATGTAAAAAATCCATTCGTACCCATCCAAAATGCACCTTGATCTATTGCTACTGCGGCTTTTCTTGAGGCTACTCCACATGCTGTACCAACTCTTTCAAAGCCATAAACAAATGGAGGCCCAGAATATTGTGCAACGTGTGCATCGTTGTCTGTCAATATTAAGGTTGTTCCTCTCATACGAAGACCGCACATGATCTGTCCAGTTGTTTGTAATTCCATATCACCAGCTTCGTTTGTTGCTGATGGTGACCACACAGTATTAGCTTCTTTATCACTCCAAGCTACTTTACGAGGATTACCACCAGCTCCAAGACAGAATACAAAGCGTTCTTCTGTAACTACCATTGCATTATTGCCTGTTGGAGCATTAGAAACTGTAGCAGCTTTAGCATTAACATTGCCTTGCCACTCTAATAATTTTCCATCAGTTGAGGAAACTGCTAAAAGATATTCTCCCCAAGTGTCTAATGACCATGTAGTAGCTTCAGAATAAACACCTGAAGAAGTAGGTGCAACTCCATAATTTGTAAGTCCATAAAAACCACCACCAAATCCAGTATTTATAGCTCCACTAATAGTTCCTGACGTAAATCCTGATGTTGGCGTTAGATCATAAACTGTCTGTGAGGGGTTCACGTAATACAATTTATTGTATGTACCAGCAACTAAATGTTCAGCACTATTATTATCTAGGTATGAAAGCATTGCTCTAGGAGGAGCGGCAAATGCATTAGCCTTTCTTACAGTCCATCCACCTACTGGTCTCATTGATCCATCATGCCATCTAACTAGACTAGCATCTCTCCATCTATTAGATGACTCAAAATCTGTACCGTTCCTATGAACGCCGGGTGGTAATTGTAGTGGTATTAATGCCATAATATTATGCCGCTATCTGTGTCCAAGTTACTGAATCATTAGAAATAATTTCCCATTTTTCTCTACCAATTGTAGCAACACCCGAAGTTGATGATACAGCACCAGTATCTTCTCTCACTCTGTGTACTAAGGTAATTGCTGTTGTCGAATTAGATGTCATTGTAGCTGCTGGAGCAAATACAACTTCTGCCCTAACAGATACAGTTGCGTTAGCAGTTGTTGTTGCAGTAGGTTGCCTTATTTCTTCAGCAGAACAAGAAGTTGGTGATACTGCAAATATTGCAATTGGTACAAGATTAACTTTAGCACCTATACAAGATGTTCCTACTGAGGTTGCAGATACAATTGTTTGTAAGTCTTCTTGATCATATCTTTGTGTACCCCACAATCCTGAACCATACGCATATTTATCGGTACTTTCTAGGAAGAACTTAATTGCCGCCCCAGTTAAATTACCAGCCGCAGTTACTGTGGCTCCTGTATTCCAAGTGCATATAGCATTTGAACTTACTGATGCACTAGATTGTATATCACCCGATCCTTCTCTAACTCTCAATGTTGTAGTTGGTAGATTAGGTAAGACAGAGTTAGTAGTAGAAGTACAAGAAGTATCTCTTTGCATTCCACCTATTGCCGCTACACTACAAGCCGCAGTTACTGTTGCACTAGCAGTACGTACTCTCTCTTGTACTACGTTAGCAATAGAAGATGTTGCAGATACAATGGTCTGTAAGTTTGCATCACCAGCAAAGACATTACGCCCCCACAAGCCTGAACCATACGTATATCGGTCAGACTCTTCGAGGACTATCTTTTCGGCACTACAAGATATACTAGCAGTAGCAGTTACTGTTGCCGAAGCACCAATAGCTATCTCCCAGTCTACAGCACCAGCACCTGATGTAGCTGTTAGTGCGGCTGAAGCATCTTTTACATCACCGTCACTACTACTCCAAGTACGTAAGCCATAATACGATTCACCGTATTCAAAAGCCATACGCTTCTACTGTATTAGTTGAGCGTTATGTCTAAGTCACCCGATGGAACACGGAACACGTCACCAGTATCAATTGCTTTAGATGATGCTAATGTTGCGTAAGCCATCAAATTGCCTGATGTAGCCGCATCAAATACTCCAACGTGTGTTACCGTACCAAACGCCGCAGTTGCTGTAGCAAATTCTACTGCCGCATTGTTTGATGTAGTTGCACCTGATGTTGCAAAGTTGACAGGTCTACGTGCATAAGCTGTATTTGAAGTTGATACCTCAGTACCACCACCAGTCTCGCCCGGAGCCGCTGTAAACAATGCTAAGTAATGCTGAGAAGGTGCTGAATAAGCAGCTCCAGCAAATACGTGATCTAAAATTTCTGTTTCTAAAAAGTTGGTAAAACTCATACTAATCCCCTCACTTTAAGTGTTAGCCCTGATCCGCTAAACATAGCATCTTCAGAGACTTGGTTTAATCTAGCTACTGCGGCAGAATACATCTGCGCCCATATAGCCACTCGTTGATCATCTGCTAGATACGGTGCTGAATGTAATAACGTACCATAAAGGTATACATCAGGTGCTTCTAGTAAAAGCCAATTATTTGTGTTGGTTATTAACGAAGGTATCTTCTGATAATAAAGCAACTCAAAATCTGTGTCATTACTTGGCGTTGGGTACAATTGAAATTGTCCATTTGCGTGTGTGTAATGTGTTGGTATTCCTGTTTCATCATTGTTTGCTTGGCGTTTATCTGCCATGGCATCTCTTGATATGAGATTTACTGTAGAAGTTCCCGATCCTGTCAGGTGCATTCTAATAGTTTCTACCCAGTCTGCTGGTATCTGCATGTATTCATCTAATGCAGTTTGTTGTCCACTTGATCTAGCTTCCATCTTCCAATGTCTAACGTCTCTGTTAATCTGTGACTCTGCTAATGCAATGAAATCAGGTATAACAGCAGTAAGATCATCCCTATTCAGGAAGTCTGCAATACTCGCTTTTAAACCTGTGTAGTTAGTTAATGCCATATTAAAACCCTAGATTACTTTGATTTTCTAATTCATATGATGGTACGTTACCTTGAAGAAACTGTGCTTTAAAATTTTGTTGTTGATCAGGTGTATAGTTTTGTATTGTCATTATAACCTCACTTGCTTGGTCAGGACTCATTGAGCTTAAAGCCTGTGCAAACATAGTGTCTACATCTGATGATGCACCACCACCATATTTACCCATTTCTATATTTGCTAGTGTTTGTGCTTCACGATCTGATACAGCGCCTACTGCACCAGCTTGAGATGGCTTACCTTCAGGAAAACCACTAAGTTTAGAGGATTTAAAAATATCCATCATTTGACTTCTTATTGCATCTGCTGGTAAATTTTGCATATCTTGCATACTAATCTTATCAATACCTAGACCGTGCAGCATTGGAGAATTGTGTTGCACAAACCCACTAAGATCGCCATCATCCACATAATTCATTGCTTTTAAATATTGTTGCTGACCACCAGTTATATTGCTATCTGAATAAGTACCACGATCTGAAGTGGCTCCATATGTATTTCTTCCATTTTTTAGCGTATTAAACTCTTCATCTGACATACCACCTTTAGACAAGAAATTAGTTGGTGTCTTTAATCCTTGCAGTTCAGTAGGTATTTCACTACCACCATCTCTAAGTGTTTGATATTCTTTTTCTGAGACAGCTCCTTTTTTCAAGCCTGTTGGCATGTTGGTTTTACCTAGAAAGTTTTCACGTTCTCCTATTAACTTGGAGAGCAAATCCATAATGCCTGTACTCATTTCTGCCATAGTGATTCCTCATTGTATTTAAGCATAGTATATTCTATTTTATTACTTTGGTATGTTGTTTAACAACTTAGCTAATGCACTCATTACATCTTTCTTTTGATCTGTTACTAATAAACCGTGTCCTTCATTGCGGAAATTGTCTCCAAAAAACCCTTGTAATGATCTTGCTATGTTCTCTCTCATGTTCTCAAAGTTACCGCCTTCTTCTATTAATGAGGTGGTATAGAACTTACCCAGTATTGCCCTTGGATTAACTTTGGCTGATACAGGCTTAGTGTTTAGTTTATCAAATACATCTAAGTGTTCAGTACGTGGATCATTCATCCATGCCTCCATTAA